CCATGGCTCATTTATATTCGTAATATTATTTGTTAATAATATTACCCAATCCAATCCAGAATCTTTATAATATTTTTCTGCTATTTGATCTGGTCTTTCATTATCTTTTATTTGATAATAGGTAAATCCAGTAATTATATTCTTAATATCTTCTCTTACTTTTGGTCTTCTGAATATATTTTTTACTAGAGTATATTCATCTATACCAGTTCTTTCATTAAAAACTGATGCATATTTTAGGTTTGGAAGTTCTCTAAAGTATGGCATATTAGTAACCTACGTCATCATCGGAAATTGGACTTAAATCTGGGGTAAGTCCTGCCGCAATAGTTTCTTGATAATCTGTATCAAATATTGGTTCTATTTCTGTAAATGACATTCCCATTGTGACAGATATTGGTTGTCCTGGTGCTTCCTCATCAACATAAGCAGCCCATTGACTTTCTGGAGTATAATTGACACTGAATCCAGTTAAAGCACATAGTTTAATTCTATTTACACCCTTTATTGCTCCACCATTACTTTTATAAGTTAATTTAAAGATATTTGGAGTTCCCAAAAATAAAGAAGCAGCACCAGCACCACCAGCTGGATTTAATTTTCTTGGTGCCATTCCCTGTTTAAAGAATCTAATAATTCTTCTAACATTCTTTGCTTCTTCTTTACTTCTTGGAGTTAGTTTATATCCAAAATTAAAATCTCTTAGTGTAGGTGAATTAAATAGTAGTTCCAAGTTTGAGTTTGGAACTATACCAAGACCTCTTGCTAAGATTGTTTCTGGTGGAACTTCAAATCCATATTGCTTTGCAGCATATGAAGTTAGTGCAGATTTCAGTTGCGTCATTACTGCTTGATTTTGCAGAACGTCTCCACCGACTTGACCTGCCATAGATATGAACTGGATTAATCCAGTAGCATCAAAACCAGTTGCTGCACCAATTGCTTTTCCTGCTGCTATTTTTGCGATTGTACCCTGTGGGTCTTTACTTATGTCTGCAATCATTGCTGCAGTTAGGTTATTCATATTATCTGGACCCCAAGAAACAGAATTATTATCTTTTACATCATTTGGCATAGGGAGGATTACAATTTTGTCCTCACCTTGAAGAACAGCACTATTTCTTTGTAGTCCTTTTAGCAAAATATCTTTTACTTCACCACTTAAAAATGAATCTCCTGAAGGTGATTTATATCTGTATTGATTTATTTGTAATATATCTTGTTGTGTTTCTAATAAGTCACGGGGGTAGACGAGAAGACCTTTTGCTGCCTTTCCAAATAACTCATCTTCTCTTACCCCAGGGAATGAAAGTGGTTGGGAAAGCCCTAATCCACCACCATTAGCACCTGCTAAACCTCCAGTATTTGGTTGTACTGGCTGAGGAAGTTGTGATGGTTGTCCAACCACAGGAGCTTTTGCCACATCTAAAAATGATGGTTTTATTGCTCCTCCTGCATTTCCCCCCAATACTGCTCTTTTTCTTTTTACCTCGTTCTTGATATCTTCATACAATGCATCAATATTTGCTTGTCCAAATGTACTTATTGCATTTTGAGTAAATGAACCATTTCTAAAAATATATTCACAAGGATCATTTAAATCTGGTTGATTGAAAATATTAATTCCTACTCGTCTTACTACGTCAACATTTCCATTTTCTGGGTCATACCTCAAATCATAATCTGAGGTTGGGCAAGGTGCTCCTGCCTGTCTTTTTGTTGAATTTATTATGTATTCTTTTAAAATTTGTGATGCCATTTATGGTGAGTCCCACACTCTATACTTTGGTACTTTTTGTCCTCTTTTATCAACAAAACTTTCTGTTGGCAATAATGAGACACCCACCCAGTCATTTTTTGGAACCTTAAACATTTCTGTCACAACACCAGAAAAAAGATATTTGTGTAAGGTTTTTTTGGGGGCATTTGATATTCCTAATTTATTTATCAATGATTTTGCAACTCCTCCTCGGTATTGTGGATTCAGGTAATGTAAATTTGCCCCAACAAAGTATCCTTCTCTTGGGTTTACTTCTATGATGTATGATAATGGATGTTGGTCCCACCATTCATATTTTTGTGGATATTTAGCAGAATATAGAAAGAATACTAAATCCCCAGGAACTATAAAATTTGTATCAAATTCATTTATATTGTTTCTTTGATATGAACTAAGTTCATTCATTAATTGGTTTGTCCACCAATTAGTGCTTCTGAATCTTTTTCCTGCTCTTTCTTTTAGTTCTTCGGAAATCATTTTACTGTTATCCCCAATTCTTTTTCTGTTAGAATTCTGAATTCATACTTTCTATCCGCACACCATTCCTTTGCTGCTTTCCATTTTGCTTGATTTACTGCCCAAGTTTTTACTCTATATGCCCAAGATTTAGTTTTTCTTTTGGGATTTTGCTCTGGCATATTTAAATCTTTTTGAGGCTTTATTTCAACAACTAAAGTTCTATTTTCTCCAGTTTTATCTTTATATTTTACGAAAAAATCAGGAAAGTATCGGTGAACTTTATTATCTATTGGTGAAATATAAGGAATAAAAAATTCTTCTGATCTCCATTCGTTCACACTTTCTGTTAGGTCACAATATTGCATAAATTTCAACTCATATGATGACCGATAAACTATATTTGTTGGATCACCTTTATACTTTTCTGGTTTTGATGGTCTAAATTTTCCTTGTCTATATCCAGAATCGTCTTTATGAGGCATACATAGTATAGATGTTTTCTTAAAGAATATTTATCCGATGGCAGGAGAAGGAGCAGGATATCCTGAGATTGGCCCACTTTATATGAAAACTACTTCACCAAGAGTTAATCCAACTCTTGCTGGAGCAATAGATGTTTTTGGTGCATTATCTCAAACAAGTCAATTTAAAGTTTCTTTGCACTTAACTAATGGACAAGGTGGGCAAGGTGGAGATCAGGAGTTGATGGAGTGGCTTAGAAAAGCAGAGTTAACTACAGACCCAGCACAAAATACATATTATGATTTCTTTTGCTCTGAAGCATCTTTACCAGGAGCAACTTTTGATGTTACTGAGGAATCAGGAAGTCGTCAGGGAGTTATTGAAAAATTCCCAATGAGAAGAATATATCCAGAATTTACAATGACATTTTATGTTGATAATGATTACAGATTAATAAGATTATTTGAAGAATGGATGAATTATATCAATCCAGTATATACTTCCGGTGGAATATATCCATCCACTCCTTTTGGTCAGGGTGCAGCAAAAGATAGAGAGAATTTCTTTAAAATGAGATATCCAAATACATATAAGAGAATTATTTCTATAATTAAGTTTGAAAGAAACTTTAGACAAAACCCTGCAATATCTGGAGGTGCTCTCGGAAATGTACCTTCAATCACATATAGAATGATTGATGCTTTTCCAACTAATATTACAGCACTTCCTTTATCGTATGAGGGTTCAACGATAACAAAAACTACAGTGACATTTGACTATTCTAGATATGTTATTGAAAGAAATAGGGGTACGTTAAGGGTCTAAATACTAATAACTGATTTTTTTATGGATTATTATGCCATTACCAAAAATTTCTGCACCAACTTATGAGTTGGATTTGCCGTCAACTGGAAAAACTATAAAGTATAGACCATTTTTAGTAAGAGAAGAAAAAATACTTATTCTTGCATTAGAAAGTCAAGATACTAAGCAAATTACTAATGCAATTAAACAAGTACTAAAAGAATGTATTATTACGAAGGGAATCAAAGTAGAGGAACTTCCAACTTTTGATATTGAGTATATTTTCCTCAATGTTAGGGGAAAATCTGTTGGTGAAAGTATTGATTTGATTGTTACTTGTTATGATGATGGTGAAACACAAGTTCCAGTAACAGTTTATATTGATGAAATTAAAGTACAAAAAGATCCAAATCATAAAGTAGATATTCATCTTGATAGTAAATTGATTTTAAGAATGAAGTATCCTTCATTGGATCAATTTATTAAAAACAATTTTGATTTTGGTTCAGCACAAAGTGAATCAAATATTGAAAAATCTTTTGATATTATTGCTTCTTGTATTGATATGATTTATAATGATGAAGATTCTTGGGCAGCAGCAGATTGCACTAAAAAAGAATTAGTTGATTTCATAGAGCAAATGAATTCTACCCAATTCAAACAAATTGAGACTTTCTTTGAGACAATGCCCAAATTGTCTCATACAATTACTGTTAAAAACCCAAAAACAGGTGTAGAAAATACTGTTAAACTAGAGGGACTAACAAGTTTTTTCGGCTAATTATGGCTCACATGGAACTTGAGTCATATTTTAAAATTAATTTTGCTTTGATGCAGTTCCATAAATACTCATTGACTGAGATTGAAAATATGATGCCTTGGGAACGTGATATTTACGTTGGATTATTACAACAGCATATAGAAGACGAAAAGTTGAAACAACAGCAACAAGCAAATGCCAGTTAGTTCCCTGCTATCACCAGAAAAAATTGTAGGAGGAAGAAAGGTATCTCCATCTTCCTTTCAGAACTTTGTTTCTGGTGGTGCTCCTCTTGGCAGTTCTGTTGTTTCTAGTGCGGCAAATAATGTTGTAGGATTTCAAAGGGCATCGGTTAGACCAGCAACACCAGACTTAAGTTCCATTGTTAATACTATTTCATCAAATATTCTTAGTCAGGTTTCTAACCAGATAGAAAGTGTAACTAATATAGTCAATAAAAATGTAGATGCAAAAGTAGAGCAAGTTCGTTCTGAGGTAACTAGAGAGATACAACCTCTTTACACAAAGCAAGAAAACAATATAACGCAATTACAATCTGCCGTTACAAATATAACTCAACAGGCAGATTCAACTATAACTAAACTTGTTGAAGAATATAGAAAAAAAGTTTCTGAAGTTGATGATGCAAAACCAACTGGTATTCTTGGAAACTTCTTAAAGGTATTTAAAGGTGCTTTAGACTTCATTCAGTTTTTTGCAAGTAAGAAAAATTTAGATAATTTAGATACAAATTTAAAATCATTACAAAAGATATTTGCAGATAGTTTTGAAGTTGCAAAATTAATTCGAAACACGATTAATAAAATAGTTGGACAACTATCAAATCTTCCTACTGCATCACCATCTGGAAGTCCAGGATTAAATATTGATGTAAAAGTTCCTGGGCAAGGATTGAAGCAAACTGCCCCCAAAGGACTTGGCAATTTAATGAAGAAAGGTGGAATGTTTGCTCTTGGTGCTGGTGGTTTAGCAGCAGGAGCAGGTGCTGTTAATGCTCTTGCAGATACTGGTGTTGCACCTGTTCAAAGACAACCTGGATTTATGGGTGGTCTAGTTGAAGGTCTTGGTGGAATTGTAGAATCATTTACCTCTGCGGTTAATAGTTTAATCAAAGGTTCTAATGATAAGTCTGGTGGAACTTCTGGAGGAGGTGGGGGAGGTGGTGCTAAAACTGGTCCTGGTGGTGGTCCTTCTACTGCTCCTGGTGGTCCCACTGGAAAACCAGGAGTTACAACAACTGGAGAAAAGGGAGTTTTAGATTTAATTGCCTCTGTTGAACAAGGTCCGGAAGGATATGATAGTTTTAATACAAGTGCAGGAAAAACTCCAGGAAAAGCAACAGAACAAACTATTGGGTGGTTATCTAAAAATGCAAGAGGAGCAATTGGTAGATATCAACAAATGCCACAATATCTTTTAGAAAGAGCACAGAGAGCTGGATTTGATGCAAATACTAAATTTACCCCAGAAGTTCAAGATGCTATTACCCTAAATGAACTTAGATCAAGTCATGGACTGAATGAGTTTTTATCTGGGAAAATAACAGAGGAACAATTTTTACAAAAACTTGCCCCAACTTGGAGAGGTCTTCCTCAGGGACAAATTAATTCTAGAA